CAGGATCAAAAGAGTGGGAGTATGCCGAGCATGACTGCCACTGGGTATCTAACCTATTCAGTTCTGTACGGCCTTCCAACGGAGTCCCGAAGTCACGCCATGGCTGGCTTCTACAGCAGCTTATTAAGATCAATGCCGCTCACCGTAATGGTTGCCTCTCAGAAAGTTCCGCCCACCTTCTTGTCGAAGTCCTCGATGAGCGGTTCCGCACGTTCCTAAAGGCTGCACCTTCACGCGAGATGAACCGAGGAGAGCTGGAGTCAGCTAATCTCTGGGCTGTCGCTCGTGTTGAGGCCTTGACCCCTCAGAAGCTCAAGGAAGAGCTGAAGAGCCATAAGCACGACTCCTTGGTCGAAGCACCTGAGGCTGCTATGGGTATGGATTTTATCGAGGACGAAGAGAAGTCTGACATCCTTGCAATCTATGAGGAGTCATTCAAGACCTTAGGGTTCAACGACACCTCTAACTCTTACCGCTTGAACTACTGGATGCAGGGCAAGTACCGCTACGTCACAGGACTCGGCTGGTTCTTCTGGGACGGCTCACGCTATGTCCTAGATGCAGACAAGTCAATCATTCAGGCCGCCTCTGAAGCGGTCAACCCCGCCAAGGCTCTAATGCTTGACAAGGAAGGCCAGAAGTGGGTACAGGTCTCACAGAATAAGGATCGTCTACAGAATGCTATTGCCATCTCAGCTACAAGCCCAGAGATTCTCATTCAGTCAGTTGACCTGGACGCAGAGGCAAACAATCTTTGCACTCCTGGCGGCATCGTCAACCTCCAGACAGGCGAGATTCGCCCAGCGGTTAGAGGTAGCGACTTCAATACTCGACAGACCTCTGTCACTCCTGCAGCTATCGGCACTCCTCGTTGGACCCAGTTTCTACGCGACACCATCGAAGATGACGATCGTATTGCATACGTCCAAGAACTATTCGGGGCTGCTCTGTTTGGAGATTCCCGTTATCACGTTCTCCCAGTATTCGTAGGATCGGGAGCCAACGGCAAGTCAACCCTTGTTAGCATCATGGAAGGTATCCTAAATGACTACGCAGCAACGATGCCAGAAAACTTTCTACTTGATACCACAGGGAATGCACACCCAACCGACATTGCTCGGCTACGTGGTGTACGATTCGCCGTGGCTCAGGAAACCCGTCCAGACGGGAAGTTTAACGAGTCACGAGTTAAAATGCTTACGGGTGGCGATGTCCTTTCGGCACGCTTCATGGGACAAAACTTCTTCGACTTCAAACCGACACACACGCTCTTCATGGCGGTCAACCACCTCCCAGAAGTTAAGAGTGGTGGAGATGGTTTCTGGCGCAGGCTACGCAAAATTGATTTCCGCAAAACGATTGCCCCTGAGAAGCGTAAGGAAGGCTTGGCTCAAGAACTTATTGAGCAAGAAGGTCCAGGCATTCTTCAATGGATGATCGAGGGCGCTGTCCGAGTAAGCAACGTAGGTTTCAACGAGCCCGAGTCAGTCAAGCTTTCAACCCAGTCCTACCGTCACGAGGAAGACCACATCGCCAAGTTCTTGGAGGAGAAGGTCATCGTTGCAGACACAGCTACCGCTGGTCGCACCTCGGTCTACAACGCCTACCAAGCTTGGTGTATGGAGAACGGCGAGAAGCCAGTCCCTCAGAACGGCCTAGTTCGTGAGATCAAGGGTCGCCTGGGTGTCACCGAGTCAACTAGCAGCGGCTTCAAGGTCTTCCTAGGCATGGAGCTTATGCAGATCAACTCACGTAATAACTCATCATCAATAGCTGACATGCTCGGCATTGTAGAGGAAGAAAAAGATGACTGGTACAAACGCTAACCCTTGCTTCGGATGTCGGGCGGGCTTTCACAACGAGTGCGAGCACGTCTGGCTGGAAATCATCGAGCAGGACTGCTGCTGCGGTGGCGAGGTTAGCTTTGATGCGGGCGGTAATGTTCGCATCGATGCTGTAGAGGGCGAAGACGGCCATAAGGAGATCGACAATGGATACATCAATGACGGATACCAAGGCAATAAATCTCTCAGTGAGTACAGTGATCCAGTTTCTACAGGACGTAAGCGAGCTAAGGAAATGTACCCAATCACTCCAGGCATGGTCTGTGAGTGGGCTGGTCTTAAGCTCGCAGGCGGAGGAGTTATTCCGATTGTTGGATGCGTTGGACGACCAGCTAGTGACCGTCATCACGGACCTGATAAAAATACCATGAACAATGCGGAGGGCAACCTTCATAGGATCTGCGACCACTGCCACAACACTTGGCACGCACTAAACGATCCACACTACGGCGAGCGCCCTGAGCACACTAAGCCATTCTTGCCACTAACTGGCGAATACGCCAAGCATGACTCAGTTACAAAAGCTACTACAATAGAGATTATTGAGGCTGAGTCCAAAAGGCTCAATTCATAGACACATCACCGTGAAAGCGGCCACCGAGTCCCTGCGGATTCGGACAGGTTAGACCTCGCTTCTGCAGAAGTAAGCTGACCTCCCGATAGTCGGGCGACTCCTAGGGGCGATATCCTAGGTCCAGTGCCCCAAGTGTTACGGTAGCACAACGGTCTCCAACACCGTTAGCCTAGGTTCGACTCCTAGGGGGTATGCTTACTTTTTAGAAGTAAACTTCTTGCCTCGGAACCAGGCCACTCCTGAGTCGATCTGCACGAGCTCGTAGTACGGCTGATCGTCAGCGTCTAGCGTTACTACGCAGACTCCTTGTTGCCAGTTCTCGTGGTATCTAGCCGAACTTCCGTCAATCTTAGTTGACCCATTGACGGATGGTACAGCCCCGTCAACGCGGCATAGGCAGCCTGGGGAAACGGCAATGGATCTAATAGCTCCGTCTCGGTTAAAGACAGTTTTGCTCTGAAGCTCAAGGCGATGTGCGTGACCAAAGATGGTTGATATATGTGGGTCTGCGTTGGTATAGGCTGCAGCAGTAGACCCATTGGATCTCGCTTTGTTTCCGTGAACTGCACGTAGGTTGGGAGTAAGCCAATAAGCTCCCGCTGGGTACGCATCAATGTATTCGACACCAATCTCATCTAGTCTCAATAGATAAGGAATGCTCATCACAGGGAGCTCGTTGGCGTTTGCGCGCTTTAATCCCCAAGCTGCTGCTGCATTGGTCTGGATGAACTTCTCCAGACGGCGATCGTGGTTACCCTCGATCAGGACGATGTGAGCCTTTTCTCCTGCCGCAGCTCGCTGCTCTTGTAGGAATAGGTGCCCACGGTCGAACGCTTTCTGAGTGGTGCCAGCGAACGCTGCCTCTTGCTCAAAGCGCCCAAAGGTTGGAAGATCCAAGTAATCGCCAAGATTGACAACAGCGTCAACACGATCAGTATCTGCAAGATAAGAAACAATCTGGAGCGCAACATCCATTGCCCCTTCGTCATGGAAAGCGGACCACTTGTCGTCGATGAAACGGTAGCCGATCTGCGGGTCAGGCAGGCAGACGGCAACCTTGTGTTTAGTCTTAGGGTCCTTGTAGGGTTTCGGAGCCGTGATGTTCACTGGCTTTGCTACGGTGACTGGTTCCCACTTAGGCTGTGGGCGCTCGTTGAGACTAGACAGCACAGCGGCATCCCCCGCTGCGGTGCTTCCAGATCTTGCCGTCAGATACAGGAAAACCCAGCTTAGTCAACTGCTGCGCTAGTTCGCGGCTTGACCATGCTGGGTTTGCAAGTGATTCTTCAAAGATCACGAGATCTTTTTCATCAAACTTACTAACGGCTTCCTGCATCATCGTGCAGAGTTTGTCTTCTTGTGGTAGTTGAAGTGCTTCAAGCATGCTTTGCTATCCCCTCGGTATTTGCCTTCAGGATTTAGCCTACACTATTCTGTAAAGGGCACCTTGTTGATGTCAATCTGCTCCCACTTATGCAGCGGGCATTCCGCGTTAGGCAACTTGGTCTTCTCGGTCATGAAGCAACCGCACTTGACGCAGGTCTTTGTGGCCTTGATCAGGAACGGGCACTTGTTACAGATAGCCATACGCTCGACCTGCTGCTCTTCAGCAACGCGACCAATGTTCTTATTTAGCAGATCCCATGGACGAGCCTTTTTCATACTGACCTCTTCTTTACCCACCACTTGGACCTATACCAGCCAAGATCGTTATTTATAACCTCGAACTCCTTGTCGTAGGAGTGCCCCTTGCCAGTATCCTTGACCTCCATTTTCCAGTCATCACGCTTGAATGGGATGGCCTGGATCATCGGAGTACCTGCAGGCAGAACGCCATTGAAGTCCTTACGTATAAGGAACGGGAAGTTGATCGTCACTGGGTGCTTGTCCGTGTCAACAACACCGCTGAATGCGTAAAACGGCAGGTCGGTACGGTTCAATGGGTGAACGAACAGGGTGCTGTAGCCCTTAGGGGTCTTGATGTGGAAAGCGTTTGAGAACTTCCATGGCTGCGAGTCATACTCGTCTGGCGTTGGAACCCCAGCTGTCTGCGTAGGAGCATGCGAGGTGACCACCTCGAACGCTGCTGGACTGCGGAACTGCTTGTCGCGGTTGCTGTACTCGACATCGGCGGGCAAAGGGATGACGTAGCCAGCCGTCATGGAGTCGAGGAATGGCACGCAACGCTTGACCGATACAATCTTGTCAGCGGTAACTGGTCGCATCCTACGGAACCAGTCAGGCATCGCACGCGATGACGGCATGGGGTGCGGGATCTCTAGCTCGGTCGCAACCGAGTGGTACTTGATCTTCTTAGTGCTCATGAGTGTGCTCTGGTATCTCGAATACGCCAGCCTTGTACTTCCAGCCGATCAGTGGGCGAACAACGTGCGGATCAAACTGGATAAACTTAGGCTTGCTCAGCAGCAAGGCGGCTAGCTTGTTCTCTAGCATCAGGGTTTCCTGGACCTCGCCATCAAGGATTACCGCGATGTGGTTCACGGTAACGCCCTCTGGAATAGTTGTCTGCTTAGACTCAGGAATAGCCTTCTTGATAGTTGGCTGAGAGTGCTTGTAAATAAAGAGCTTCAGCACCTGCCACATGCTGAGAGATACCGCTTCGTGCGCTAGCTGCTGATCCATTAGTTGTATTCCTTTCTGACCCAGAACTTGCGCTTGTATGAGGTTTCTTTGACGCGAGCAGCCTCGCCTTGGCGAACGTACTCATCGAGTCTCGACTGGTCATAGATCGCTTTCCAGGACGCACGCTTCACTGGGATTAGTTGTGCAATAGGGGTATTGGCTGGAATAGTTCCAGTGAACCCCTCCTTAAGAAAGAACGGGATGTTTCCGTTAGCCCAGAAGTTATCACTGTCGATCAACCCACTTGTGGTAGTGAACGGCAGATCAAAGCGGTTGATTGGATGCGTCAGCAACACGCTCCAGCCCTTCGGAGCCTTGAAGCCCCACTCGCCAGTCCAAGTCAGGTGGTTAGGCAGGTGCCCAGCTGGGCGAGGCATAGTGTGTCCGAGCTCCATAGGGCGCTCGCTAACAAAGCTGGACGATCCAGCTGGACCATTCCAACCGAATTTCAGCTCGCCAGCCTCGGCCTTAGATACGTAAATGTCAAATGGCGTAACGATCGCGTAGCCGCTAATCATTACGTCCATGTACGGGATGCAAGCTTTCAAGCCCGCAGACATCTCACCGTTGCGCTTGTCCAAGAAGTGAGCCTCGGCTTTGCGATACCACTCGGGTACGAGCTTCTTGATCGGCAGGGGCTTGCCAAGATCTTTTACCGCATTGATGGTGCTAAAAATAAGTAGTTTCATTTTGTCTCCGTCTCACTACTACTCTATAACAATGTCGTCTACCGAGTTCCCTTGATTGTAAGCGGCAGGGGTAAGAACTAAGCCGTACTCAGTAGTGACTGCAGCGCCTGTTGCGTTGTAAACAAGATCGCCACCGACCTGAGAGGTCATGTTTGCGTCAGAGTAAGCGCGTGCGGTAATGGTTGTTCCGCTAATGAAAGCTTTCAGGCCGTTGATGGTTGCGTTGTCGCCAACCTGAGCTGAAGCGATCTGGCTGACCACGTTACCAACTGACTGAAGAATACGGATGCTCTGTGGGTAAAAGTAGTTTGTGCCCGTCTGGTAGACGTAGTACTTAGGGCTAGAGCTCTGGCAAACAAAGGATGGCGGAGTGTAGGTCGAGGATGAACAGGTGCTACCGCAGGCGTACTGGTAGGTGTAAGAGTTGTAGTAGTAGTAACGACAGTAGGCTGCGTTACGGATGTTGTTAGAGTTCCAAGCGCCACAGTACGGACCCGCGTAGTTCGTTGCGAAACAGTAGTTTGTCGTGTAAGCATTGCACGCATAGTAGGCATTGTTGTTGTAGCCGTAGTCGCAGAATGTACCGTTATAGGTTGTGCTGTAGTTCGGCGTTGAATAGGTTGACTGGTAGAGATCGACAGCCCACCAGTTGTTAGCGTCAGTCACCCAGATAAGCGCACCTGAGCCAGAGACGGGGCCCTGAATGGCAACCGAAGTAGCCTTGTTGGGCATGACAACGGATACGGCAGGGTAGCCGCTAGCTGCGTCAGTACTCTGAGCCTTGTTAGAAGTTACCTTCCAAGTTCCGCGCAGGGCCTTCCAAAGCGAGCCGTCCGTTGCTGGCCCAAGGCTTCCCGTAGTGTCAGCGCGGTTGAAAGTATCGGCAAACTTATTTCGGATGCTAGAAGCGACAGCGCCGAGATTCTTTTTCATTAGGCAGCCAAGTCTCCAGAGAGGTACCAGACGTTAGCGGAACGCTTCACGAGTTGCGCCGTAGACCACTGAGCACGCAACTTCAAGCCTGGCGTGCCATACACGGTCACACCGCCAGCACCAGCAATGGTCAGCTGACCTGCTGCAGCCTGCACGACTGTAATGACAGTGCCAACTGGGAACGCAACCGATGCTTCCGTAGGAACTGTAAAAGTCAGGGCAGATGCACTTGTGGACTCGATCGCTTTATCCTTGTCGGTTAGCGCAAAAGTGTAAGCGCCAGCCTGAGTAACAAAAGTGGTGATCGTTGAAGCATCCGCACCTGCTGGACCAGTAGCGCCAGTTGCACCAGCAGCACCAGCAGCACCAGTAGCGCCAGTTGGACCCTGAATACCCTGAGGACCTTCAGGTCCCTGAGGTCCAGTAGGTCCAGTAGGACCAGCCTCACCTTGAATACCTTGGATACCCTGAGGTCCCTGAGGTCCAGTCTCGCCCTGAATACCCTGAGGACCAGTGGCACCATCAGCACCAGCAGGACCCTGAATGCCCTGAATGCCCTGAGGACCAGCAGGACCAACCTGCGTGTACATCACAGGCGTAACAGTCAAAACAAGGCTTGCGGTAGTAGGCGTAGTAGGCGTAGTGCCCGCACCTAAAGCCTCGATGCTTACGGCGGTGTTCTCAGTTGCCCAAACAAACTCAAAATAGTCATTCGCAGCAGCAGTCAAAACAAAGTTCCAGCTGTTAATCGAACTGCCATGAATGCCACCGTGGCTTGACGGAATAGCAATCAGACCGCGAGAACCAGCAACATCGACACCGTTCTTACGCAACCAAACAGACACATCAACAACATCGTTTGATGTGTTAGTGAACTGGCCTGACCACTGAAGGTTGTAAGTTCCAGCGTTCAACAGGTTAATGTGGCTACCGCTAGTAACGGTTACACCGTTTGCTTCATCAACCGTATTAAAGGTCATAGGGTAAGCGGTAGTTGTATTTGCTGCAGTCTGGGTCGTGTAGTCCGAAAACGCACCATAGTAACCAAGCGCACCGCCAGCGCCAGTGTCACCCTTGTCACCCGTACGCACGAAAGTGATGTTTACATCAGTGCCATCGACCCATGAGGTGACCGAGCCTGATAAGAACATGACAGGAATTTCATAGTAAGTGTCGTGGTGGTAATGGTAGCCGTTGATGGCATAGTAAACAAAGTTTGCTGGAGAGCCAACCTGCTCAACCTTAAAGTGACCCTTGATGGTTGATGTCGAGTCGTCCACGGTAGCCAAGTAGCCAGACGCATCCACGCCCAGCATGTCAGTCCAGTTAATGTAAAGCTCAGTAGCAGCATTCACTGCGCCGTTAAACTTCAGCGCACCACTGCCTGGGTTAGAGTCAACGGTGTTGGTTAGGTAGTTGTAGCGGAAGATTGCTCCACCAAATGAACCTTCAGGGCCTTGAATACCTTGTTCACCAGTGTCGCCCTTGTCGCCCTTGTCGCCCTTGTCGCCCTGAATACCTTGGATACCCTGAATACCTTGGATACCCTGAGCGCCCTGAATACCTTGGTCGCCAGTGTCGCCTTTAATACCTTGAATACCTTGAGGGCCAGTGTCACCCTGAATACCTTGCGGTCCCTGTGGGCCAACCTCACCCTGAATACCCTGAATACCTTGAATACCCTGGTCGCCAGTGTCACCCTTAACGCCCTGTGGACCTTGAGCACCAGTGGCACCAGTGGCACCAGTGGCACCAGTCAAACCAGTCAAGCCGATAGGACCCTGAGGACCAGTGGCACCAGTTAGACCAGTCTCACCCTGGACACCCTGAGCTCCCTGAGGTCCAGTAGCGCCAGTAGCGCCAGTAGGTCCAGTAGGTCCAGTAGGTCCAGCGACACCCTGAATACCCTGAATACCCTGAATACCGCGAGGCAGATCAATCGCTGAAGAACCCCAAGCGCTTGAGCCATTAGCTTTTGAGTAAAGGTAAAGCTTGGTCAGATCGGCAGGGTCTTTTACAAGCGCCCAGACGGCAGAGGATGCTGGAGTCGGAAACTCGGACAGCAAGGTTGCTGCGTCAGGGAATACGGCAAGGAAATCTGCTGGCAAACCAGTAACACCCTGAATACCTTGGATACCCTGAATACCTTGGATACCCTGCAAAGAAGCAAGCCACTGAGCCTGCGTGCCTGTGTAGCCGTTAGCTAGTGCGATCTGGTACGCAGATAGACCAGCCGTCCCCTGAGTCATGTAGGCGAGTGAGACCCAGTTAGAGCTTCCGTCACCGATCTTGACCTTCATCGTGTCAGTCTCGACAGCAAATTCTCGATCCGCTAGTACAGGGTTAGCTGCAGTCCAAGCTGCTGCCGTTCCGCCTCGTAGTTGCAAACGAATAGTCATTAGATTCCTCCACCGTCAAAAGTTGGCAAACCGCCAAAAACCGAAGTTGGACTACCGCCGTCTATGTTCATCCATCCGCCTTCAAGGTCATCAAACTTGATGCGCTTGGAAGACTTCCCGTCATGCGTGTGATCACCAGCAGCAGCCTGCGAGGAACCAATACCCAAAGTGTGGTGCAGTGCCAGCTTGCTTGAGTCCTTATCGGAGTTCAAGTGAAAGAGGTTGACCTCTTCTGACGATGGGGTAACGGGCATGTTATGATTCTATCGCATACTGGAGGAGACGACCATGAGTAAAGCAAAGCAAATCGGCACTGCCGCCGAGACCGCTGTACGCAAGTATCTGCTATCTGCAGGCTACAGCGAACTAGAAGCCCACCGCAATGTCCTAAAGGGCACCAATGACGAAGGCGATGTGTGGCTGCGTGAGCCACTACGCGGGCTAGTTGTATTCGAAATCAAGGGCGGCAAGGCCGCGAAGGAGGCTTCTTATGGCCAAATCGAAAAGTGGTTCCAAGAAGCTGAGCTTGAAAAAGCTAATGCTAAGGGTAAGTTTGGCTTCCTTGTCACTCAACGCGCTGGTGTTGGCGCTCCTCGTGCTGGAGAATGGTGGGCTTATGCCAAGCTCGGAGATCTTTTTGAACTCCGCAATCACATTCCTAGTCTTGACGATACCCTCGTGCGTATACGCCTACTTGACTTGGTTGGACTAATTCGTGGCGAAAGATAGCTTTGATCTCAATGATGTTCTTCTCCGTCTAGGCGAAGGACTTCAGGAGTCTGTTCACGCGCCTAACTTGTACAACTACAAGCCAAGCGAGAAGCAGCAGCTATTCCACGAGATGCAAAACAAGGCCCGTCTTTACATCGGCGGTAACCGATCAGGTAAGTCCGTAGGTTCAACCCTCGAAGGCATCTACTACGTCACGCATTCTCACCCATGGCGCAAGACCCCAGAAGGCCCCGTACGAGGCCGAGTAGTTGCAGTTGACTTCCTGAACGGTGTGGATAAGATTATCCTGCCCTTGTGGAAGCAGTGGCTTCCTAAGAAGTACCTGATCAATGGTAGCTGGGAAGATTCGTATTCCCGCGAGCGCCACGTGCTCACACTAAACAACGGCAGCTTCGTTGAGTTCATGTCGCAAGACCAGGACCTCGACAAGTTCGCGGGTTCATCCCGCCACTTCGTTCACTTTGACGAAGAGTGCCCTAAGACCGTTTGGCAAGAATGTCTTGCGCGTCTTGTGGATACTGACGGCGACTGGTGGATGAGCCAGACTCCCGTGCAAGGCATGGAGTGGATTTTTGATGACGTATTTATACCAGCAAAGGAGGGAACTAAGGACATTGGAATTGTTGAAGCAAGCATGGAAGATAACCCAACTCTCTCTAAAGAAGCTATCGCTCGCTACATGGAGGCGCTTACCCCTGAAGAGCGACTCATCCGAAAGAACGGACAGTACGTCCATCTTGGCGGTTCAGTCTTTCCAGAATTCAGTCCTCTCACACACTGTATTCCTAAAGGACAGTTCAAACCCACTAGCAAGCATCGAATTATTCGAACAATGGATAGCGGATACACCAACCCCACCGTCTGGCTGTGGATGGCGGTTGACGAACATGGCACTATTATCGTCTTCAAAGAGCACTACCAAGATAAATGGAATGTCGCTCAGCACGCAGAGGTCGTCAACAAAGAGACGCGCCAGATCGTCCGAGATTCTGGGGCAGAAGTCTATCTAACTACGGGTGATCCTGCAATCAAGCAGACAAAGGAACACACAGGTACTTCGATCCTTCAGGAGTACGCTAAGCACGGCATCTACATTGCAGTCGATCAAATCCCTAGCGATCGCCGCGTGGGCCTTGAGCGCATCCAGCAATACATGAAAGTGAACCCTAAAACCAACAAACCTTGGCTCATGTTCACAGACGACTGCGCCCACCTGATCGCTGAGCTACCTAAGCTGAAGTGGAAGAAGCACGCCTCTCCAAAGATTGCCGAGCAGAAGAATAAGCTTGAAGACATTCGTGACAAGGACAACCACTGCTATGACGCGCTGAAGTATGCAATGACTTTTATGGCAGACTTGACCCCAGAAGCGCAATTCAGCGAAGGCAAGCGCGAAGAGTTTCACAATATTTTTAGAACCGAATTTAATGCAACAAGGCCAGCTTCTGACTATGATGAAGGAGACGGCTGGGGAAACCAGTGGAGAGGCAACTCCTCTACGTTAGAACTAGAAGGATAAAATGAGACACTTTAACTACTTTGAAAACGGCGGGCCTTACCCAGGGCTCTGCATCTCATGCGGTGCAACCAAGCAACTCTTTGACATTGGCGGAGCTCGCCTTGACGGCGGCAGCAACTTGCTCTGCAAGAAGTGCTCGATCGAGCTCGCCCTTTTCCTCGGCTATGTCGAAGAGGCCCCATTGCAAGAGCAGATGTGGAACCTAGAAGCAGACATCGAAGCGCACGAGCGCGAACTAGCCCGTATCCCAGATCACGTAGAGGAACTTATTAATGGAATTCGTAGTCGCGTTACTGATTTTGTCTTCGCTGTTTCTTACAGCGATAGTATTTCTGATTCAGAAGCTGCTGAAAAGCCTGAACCATCAGTCGAGCAACCTAGCGAGCATGCACAACGAGCAAAGCCAGCTAACGGTTCACCTCGCAAATCTGCTAGCAAGTAAAGATCCGATGGCGTTCCAGCAAGTGAACGCAGTCTCCAACTTCGTGGAAGAGCCATTCACTGGACTTATCCAAACAGGAGACGAGCTTGAGCTTGCTAGACTAGAGGCTGAGGCTAAATTGATGGACGCTGCATTCGACACGCGCCTAAGCGATATGGAATAGGTTTATGGCTAACGAGCAATACTTTGCTGGCAAAAATGGTCAGTACATTCAGGGCACTCAGCTCGAAGGTGAAATGGCTGAAGATTCAATCCTCAACCAGTTCAAGAAGAAGGATTCTTCTAAGAAGCTAGTCGCATGGGTGAAGGCTGAATATGAGAAGGCAAAGCAGGCTCGCAAGCTTGAAGAGCAAGACTGGTACCTCCAGCTTGCTTTCTATAACGGCAAGCAGTACCACGAATGGGTCGAGAAGGGCAACGGACAGATCCTTCAGGCTCCGCCTAACCCAGCTGGCACCCCTCGTATTACCATCAACCGTATCGAGCCGATCATCCGTACCGAGATTGCTAAGACAACCTCAGGCCACCCAAGCGCAACCGTCATTCCTGCATCAAACGATGACGATGACCTTATGGCCGCTCAGGCTGCCGAGCAGGTCTGGCAGGCGATGTACGACAAGGCTAACTTCCAGACAGAAATCCTACAGAAGTCGGAATTCTGGCGCTCAGTTACTGGCAACGCATTCATCAAGACTTACTGGGACTCCTCGGCTAAGCAGATCGAGCCAACCCCAGTCATGGACCCATACACTGGGCAGAAGCGCGTAATCCAGCAGGTTGTTTCAACTGGTGACGTAGAGCATGAAGTCATCTCTCCGTTCCACTTGTTCGTGCCTGACACGACCGAAGAAGACCTAGAGAACCAGCCTTACCTATTCAACGTCTACACCAAGAGCGAGCAGTGGGTCAAGACCAACTACGCTGGCGTTCTCCCATCTGACTTTGTTCCAACCAAGGTTTCGGCAACTGAGATCCTTGACGCGGCTCTTATGGACAACCGTGGCTCGCTAACCTCAAAGCCTGACGCAGTTCTAGTGATCGAGATGTGGGCTAAGCCAAACGGCTGCCCTTATCTTCCAAAGGGCGGCCTCGTGACCATCGTGGACAACGAGATCGTGCAGTTTGCTGAGAATGGTATCCCTTACTCTCACAAGCAGTATCCGTTTGCTCACACTTACAGCATCCCGACTGGAAAATTCTACCGCCGCTCAGTGATCAAGAACTTGATTCCTCTGCAGCGCGAGCTCAACCGCACTCGCTCACAGATCATTCAGGCCAAGAACCTCATGGCTAAGCCTCAGATGATGTATGACGAGGGCTCAGTTGACCCGAAGAAGGTCTCAGCTAAGGCTGGTATCTGGATCCCAGTTCGCCCAGGCTTCAACCGTCCAACCCCAGTCCCAATCCAGCCATTGCCGAACT